AATGTAGTCAGTAAATTCTTTTTGCTCCAGGTCTGAAACAACGACCCGGATGACATAAGTAACTTCTTCATCCACAGCAGTCAACCTTTGTCTCTAGTGTCGAATCATAAGGAAAAGCTACTTTTTTGCTTGAGCCGATTTCTTCTCCTTCAATTTCCCAGTTTTCGTCCCCCTGTAAAAATTTAACAAATTTTTGTTCCATCGCACAAAACTCGCCAAGTACTTCAATGGCATTTTTCATATCACTTTCGGTAACTACTTGACTCTCAGACTTAATATCGGGATCAATGAAGTCATAAAAAAATATGTCTTCATATTGGTCGTCGGATTTTTTTGATCCTCGTATAACGTTTTTGGGTTTTTTTCCAGCTAGTGCAGATAAGAATTGAGAATCAGTCCAGTTTGTCAACTTTTTTAATTTCTTCTTGCAGTTTTTCATTCCTGGATGGTGGCAACCTTCATTTGGCCACAATCCAGTCGTTTCATGGTGTAGCCACGCGCATATATTGCTTAGCGGGTATAGTTCTGGATGATTTGCAAGTATGACTCTGCATCTCGTAAAGCCACCTGGCTTTTTCATTATGGGACGCCAGTAACGAAGGAGTCTTTCCAGATTTCCTCGTCGGGGGCCATATCCACGCAGGATATCCCCAGTGACCAATTCTTGCGGCAAGATACCGCCAAGTGGGTCAGCTTTTTCGTTAACGTTTGACATCTATTATTTACCTTCCAGATTACGCATAATCTTCATAGCCATCCACGCTTCTTTTCTTTCAGTTTGTGTCCCAAAAGAATAAGTTCCGCCTACTGACTTTAGCATTTCTCCGCAGCATGTAGAAGTAGCAGCAAGTTTATCGTCACTATTTGCAAGGAAAAGAAGAGCTCTTGCGTCTTTCGTTTTAATTTTACTGCGAGCTTCTCCGACTGAAGTAAGGATTACGGCTTGCTCTAAAGATTTTTCTGGAATTTCTTTTTCTTTTGTTACAAAAGTCTTATACCAAGAACCATTGACAACGTTCTTTGGTTTATCCCATAGAAAGCGATGAAACCGAGTCGTTCTAAATTTTTTGAGACCAGAAACTTTTGATGTTGTTGATATGAAGTTCACTTTAATCGAAGACCCATTTTGTCTTTCTATAATTCCATCTTTTTCTCCAGGGCCAGCGTCTGTTATGTAATACAACTTGTCATTATGAATAGAGCCCACAAGTACAGCCTTCACAAGAGGCCTCCTTTTTTGCCAACCAGAGATGGAGTTTTGCCATCCCTCATTGTTTTAATCATTGTTTTTGCTTGCTGGGTTATCTCGTTTAGTATTCTTTCCGCAAGAAGGGATTCTATTGAGTTTGCTGAATCGGCCCCCTTGTAAAAAGACCTAGGGTCATCCATGTCGATCCCTGTGGGGTGGGCAATCTTTACTTTGCTGAATCCTTTTGCACCGAGATCTTTTTTAATCTTATTTGCCGTTCGGTATTCTCTCAGGAGACGCATTGCATCGGTGTTTAATGAGCCTTCTCGGTTTACAGAATAAAAATACTGTATCTCCTCGTCGGAAAACCCTGCTTTGCGCAATCTTTCGGCAATTGACGTAGGGTTGACCACATCTTCAATCTTCTCACTACTTGCCATCTCGGATATTTTTGAGTAAGGAAAGTTTATTTGTTCGACTTCGCTCATATCAAAACCACCAAGGACCATAGCTTCTATTTGCTTACGCTCGGTAGCGTCAAGAGTATTGCTATCTGGAGTTAGCATTTTAGATTTTTCATCAAATGACGCGTTCACGATCGACAAGTCATTAGATTTATCCGCGGCGAGCATATGCAACATGGTTTCAACATTGCTTGAGGGAGAATTCTTGTTTGTAGAACCAAGAATAGCGTCTGATATATCTTCCCTGTTGGTTGAATTTAACCTTACAGGTCTTGCCCCAGACGTCAAGGAATCTCCGACCGAATAAGCTGTTCTGTTCGATACCTGTGGTTTGAGGACCACCTCGATATCCCCTAAGGCCGTGAGCCCGTCGCCGATTTCATCTTCGTCCCCTACTTCAAACACGGCATTAGCCAAAGAATTACCGACGCCATTTTTCTTGACTTTATTTTTTTTAGCATCAATGTGAGATTTGTGCACTACGTATCCCGGTACTGGTAACATCTCATCGCTCATTTCTTCTGGAAGCCCTATGCGCGAGTAATATTCTTTGGTAATCCCATCGATGGCAAAGCCAACGTTTTTTCCAGAAATGACGTCTCTTTCTTCACTTACTGAACCACGCTTCATCTGACGTCGTACTTTGGCCAACCTGCTTGGCCCTCCTGTCCTTCCCGTGTCAATATCTTCGCTTGCGGCATTGTCTGTAGACTCTTTCAGAGCCTTCAATGCAGATTTAAATGCTCTTTCTATTGATTGAGCTTGATCCGGTAAAATATTTTGATCCGCAGAATAATCGATCGATCCGAGTATCTCAGCTATATCGTTCTTGTTTATCTTCCCGCGGTCGGCCATTTCCAGTAAGGCAAGTTTTGCAATGTCATTGCCTGAGCGCCTTGCAATTTCTGCCCCTATCTGCTCAATGCTTTCCCTTGGTAGTCGCCTTTCAGAGGATCCGTCGATTAATCCAAGTGCAAATTTTATTGATTCTTTTGTTTTTTTGTCTACATTTGTTCGAGAAATTGCAGCATCAACTATTGCTTCTGACTTTCTGATTCTTTGAGCGCTAGTGATAGATGTTGTACGGCCCGAACTAAATGAATTAGCGGAGTCCCTAGATTCAAATTCTAATGCTTCTTCGATTTCGCGCTGTCTTGCTCGGGCAGCTGGGCCTGGCCTTCTCTCCGCGGCAAGTCTCTGTCTGTTTCTTGCTGCTTCAGCGTAATCTGGGTTATTCTTAAGACCAACTGATCCAAGCTGTATGAAGTCTCCACTGTCGTACAATTCATCAATGCGCTCTCCGACTGTTTCGTCAAGGTTTGCCTTAACCATCGCTACTTCTTCAGGGGTAGCTGGAGCTACTTCTCCTTTAACCCATGGATTTTCCACACCAAGACGAGCTTCTTTTATTCCAAATACATCTTGAAATACTTTTCCAAGGGTTAGCCCTTGAATTATGTCAGTCTGGACTTCGTTAACTCGCAATGGTATTTGCATGTCTTCATCCAGGGTACGGTTCGCTACGGTGTAGGCTGCCCACCTGTGATGGCCGTCAAGAATGAAACCATCATTGGTCGCGAGGATAGCGCCAGTCCACCAATGCTTACGGGCTCCATTGTCATCTTCTTCAAATATTCTCTTAATGTATTCTTCTCTAAATTCTGGAGTCCCCCTTTGGAATCCATCTTTCTCCATACTGGCGACAACGTTTAGTGAGTCCGATAAAATTGCTTCATTTATTTCGTCAACTTTTGATGCCACCAACTGGGACTGCGACGGAGCATAGCTAGAAGGAACTACTTCTTTTCTTCTAACTGCGTTTCCTCCGTCTGGTTGTTTAATAACATCTTCTAGAAAATCCATAAATTCAGATTCAAGGTCAACTTCTGTATCTTGCCAGTTTGTATTCTGATAAAACCATGCTTTATCTTCTTCGCCTAGCGGTTCCTGCGGCCCCCCTTTTGATGGGTGCATTTTGGAAAGTCTGTCATATCTAGTAGCATTTATGTAATCGTTAATGATCTCCGGATCTATTCCTTCAGAGCGCAGGCGAGAAAGATATTGTTCACTGTTTTCGGTATTGGACTGCTCTGGCAACAATTTTGTTATATCTTTTAGTTTTTTACCTGCATATGCCCATTTTCCTTTTGCTTGGCCAGATACGAGCATTTTTATAGCTAGAGACTCGTTTCCAAATGTTCGACCATTCAGCTGAGGCATTTTTTCACGCAAAATACCAATATGCCCAGAACATAATAGATTTTTTTCTGGGTTGTACAACTTGCAAAGGTCTGCTGTCCATTTTTCAATGTATTGTCTTTTTGCTTCTTTTAGATCTTTGTCGTTTCCAATATCCATCTGTGGATTGGATTTAGCAAATTCCTGCTTAAATTTAAGCCAATCAGGGTGCTCTGCTTCTATCTTGGCAGAGGCTCCTTCTTTTATTAATTTTTCAAATTGAGATTGAGACTGCTTAGTTAAAGTTTGATCTTCGTATCTAACGGCAACGTGATGTCCAGCCATCATCAGAGCAAGTGCGCTTTGAACGTTGTCTGCCTCGTATACAAATTCAATTCGTTCGCTTATGGCGAGCCTGTCTGTGCGCTTGACTCTTCCCTGGAAAAGGTTGGTCAATTCACCTTCTGTCATGTCGTCGACATTTTTACCACTATTTATAATTTCATCAAAAATCGTTAACGCTTCAGCAGCTGTCTTTTTCTCGATTTCACGACGCTCTAACAGCGAAGCCGAATCTTGAATTGCTCCCGAACTAAAGCGAGCAGATCTTTCCGATGAACCCATCGCGGCGAGTCTTTCAACTCTTCTTCCTCCAGGTATTTGACTTCCTCCGGGGGCGGACATGTTTGATCTAAATTTACCCGATCTAGAGAATTCCTCAAGATCAGCTTCGCGCATTCTTACGCGCACCCGTCTATCTAGTCCGGAGTGAAATCTGTATCCAATTTCATCAAGCTTCGTCTGCAGTTCAGCCGTAGAAAGAGAAAGTAGCATATCCCTCACGTCAGGGCTTATCGAATCAGCAGACAATTCTGGATATTTCTTAGACCCTCTTCCAGCCAAGACCGATCTTAGTTCGTTTACGTCAGAGGAAATTTGTTTAGTTCTTCGTCGTGTTCTTTGTTGCCGACTCTCTCTTGACCCTAAAACGTCGTCCCTGACTGCTCCGCTGGAAAACCTTCCGTCATCGGCCAGTATCCCCTCGCCAAAATATCCATCAAGGTCAGCCAGGTCCCCATTTATGCGTGAGTTTGTTTCTCCTATTGATGAGTTGTCATCTGAACTAGGGCCTACTACCCGACCACTTGAGCGCATGTCAAGGATTGCTTGATCTATCACTGGTCTTATTTTTCTTACTGCGCCGTCACGCCATATTTTGTCATCTACTATGCGAGCAGATCCTCGATCGTATCCTTCAGTGAGCGTTTGAACAAATCTGTCGGCGACCTCGACCGTATCCATCTGGCGAGCAGCTTCGACTATTAGCGATCCGTCATCAGAGCGACCGATTATCCTAAAGGAACCCGGAGGCATGACAAAATTCTGAGCACCGGAATCTTGCTGACCAGGAAATATTCCCCTATCCCCTTCTCGAACTCGAATAATTACTCGCACTCTATTCTTTAAGGTTGCTTCGTTCTTTTTGTCTGCCCTTGAGACCGCTGGAATCACGGCGTTGCTTCTAGATACAACCCCAGAAACAAAACCATCCTGCTCGACAATTCTGCCGATGGAATTCCCCATGGTTTTTCCGGGAGCTATTTCCATTATGGCTTCCATCTCGAAACCTTCCGATGCGGAAGATCTGTCAAATGCCTCAAGTGCTGGAAGTAGTATGTTCTTCACTTGCGCCGTAAGGTCTGCTTGCCCGGACTTGCTGTCATTTACCGCTAAGTTATTCCTAATTCTTCTTGCCGTAACTCTGTTGATCGCTCTGCCTGTTTGAACCTGAAGCTCGGGAGAAAGCATCAAAGCAATCGGATTCTCCTCAAAATCTGCAATTTCCCTTAAAGCTGCCGCTTGCTGTTTGTTGATTGACCTGCGATGTCTTGCTCTCTCAGCAGTCGCAAAGTCCGCTACGTCTTGAGCCTTTTTAAATTTCTTGGATGGTTTTGGCTTTGGAGAGATTGTTTCTTCAATTTTCTCTTCAAGATCGCGCAGAATCCTTGCCCTGCTACGCTTGTCTCCGTTTTTAACAGATCTTTCTACATGCTCATTTTTCAGGATTTCTATTCCTGTTGCGATTTCTAGAGCTTGTGTTGAACCAGGCTCAATTGAAGGAAAGAGCCTGGTTGATCGAACAACTTCAGACAAGATGTCATCTTCCGACATGTCCTTAGCTCTATCGGTTAGCTCGTTCAGGGATAGTTGCTGAGCTGCCATTCTGGCTTGATCCGGAGTCCAGAGTCCAGCCCTCTCTCTGGCAGATACAACGTCGTCATCGAATCTTTCCAGCTCTCCGCGGGCACCTACCCCATATTTCTTGCGCCAAGCTTTTTTAACGTCATCATATTTTTTTTGATTAATATCAGAACGCTTTTGCCATGCGCTCATTAACATGTCTCTGTGTTGGCGTTTTAGATCTGTAAGGCGAGGGTCTTCATTTGGATCATCTAGGATGTCCTGCTCGCGCAATGGTTTTAAGGAGAATTCTTCAATCGTGTCAACATTTAACGAATGTAATGCAGCCTCGTCTATCATCTCATTTTCGGAAAGATTGGCTATATTGGATATGTATTCTTTGAGTTGTTCTCTTTCAATCTCTTGCGTTGCTTCCATGTCTGAAGCTAGATTAACAAGATACTCATCTAACTGGTCAGCGTCCATTTGAGATACAGGAGTAGCAACTCCTCCTGCTTGAGTAGACGGAGCTCCTGCAGTGCTTGCTAAATCTGCTGCATCAGCATCAACATCTGAATCGACTCGCGCAACCCGAGACGGCCTAGCTGCTGCATCATCTATAAAACTAAGTGCGGAATCTACGTCCTCCCCCCATACCAAACCAGCTTCGCGTAAACCCCAAATTTCGGCGGAAGCCTCAAGGCCCCATCTTTCGCTTCCAGCATAAGTGTCAGGATAAATACCAGCAAGCATTCTGACGTTTTCAATTTTAGACAATGCATTGTCAAGGTCTTTAACGTCTATCGAATCATTCATCTTATCCATTAGGTTAAATAAATCTGTACCAGTCATTTCTTCGATGCTTGATACAGTTTTAATCCCTAGAAACTTATTATCTCTGTCATAAACGGGAACGTCAAGGCCCTCGGGTGATTGCATTTTTCTTTCGGCTTCCCTTAAGAACGCCAGACCTTGATACACGTGAGCAAATTCGTGTGCTCCAATAAATGCTGCAAATGTTTTTGGACCGCCTACGAGTCCAGCCATCCTTTTAGCAAAATGATTAGAGTTCACTAAGAAGTCGGCTACGGCTTCTTGCCCCGCTGCATCCGTTGCTGCTCCTACAGCGGCCACTCCTAATCGCTGGTCTGGCCTCAACGAAGGAAGCATTAATTCTTGATTGCTGAGAATCCTATTCATATTGACATTTATAGTTGCGTATATCGGCGCTCCACCCCTTCCCCCCCGGAATCCTGTCGAAGCTTCGTCGGTCGAGTTTGGGGTGTATTCTATTTTTTTGACGAATCTAGCTGCTGCTGGATTTTTAATAAATTGATCCAAAATTGATTCTAAAAAACCACGCTCTGTTTCGTAATATCTGCTCACGTCCGCTTCAAGCATTGCTTCTTTTTGTTTTGCATCAAGCCTTACCCAGTTGGGTATTTTTGCTAAACGCTCTTCCATTAATTGGCGAACCTGCAGGGGAGTAAGTCTTGTTGTGTCAAGCTCTATATCCCAGATACCGCGTTCCCGAAGGGCTTCAAAAGTGTTAACCAAGTCTTCGTTTACCAACCGAGAAGATTCAGATGTGTCTACCCCTAGATCTCTTTGAAGTTGATTTACGCTAGCGTCCCTCGCGGCAGCAACTCGTTGAGCATTTGCCATTCCGTGCTTGAATAGCCGCATGTTTTCTGGGAGGTCGATCCCGGACCAGTCAGTACTGGGAATGCGCTCACCGGTGGCCATGTCATAGGAAACTGTTCTTCCTATTCTTGCTCTATCGATATCCTCTAAGGCGATAATCTCTTGTTGCAACTCAGGAAAGTCACTAAAATCAATTTGAGACCGAGAAGTTGGTCTAGTTTCTGAAGTATAAAGCCACCTGAAGAAACTGGAAGCTTTATTCCTGAATCCGCCAGTATCTTCCTGCTGTGAATCCGGATATAGATCTTGCGCTTGTCGTGCTGCGTATTTGGCAAATCTTGAACCACTGAACCCAAAGCAATTGGATCCAAACATGTCGGTAAACTGATTTGCTGCCGGAGTTCCCGGAGGGCAGCGAAATTTATTTCTTTCATCCATCAGAACGCCAAAGCGACCTGAAAATCTTCTTATCAAAGACCCACCGGGGATCATACTTCCAAGAGAACGACCAGGAAGTTTTTTGGTCTGGATATCCGGACGCAGAATCTTCAAAGCGCTTAAAGCTTTTTGTCTTTCCTCAAATGTCATACCAGATATTTGAGCTAACTGATCTACTTTTTTTGCTGATTCGGGTTTTACCTGTCCCGTTTTTTTATCAACATCATAAATTGTTAACTGAATTGACGGTTTTCGTTTTTCCTCTTCAAGAATTTGTTGAAATGACAACTTGGGGGGATCATCCAACCAGCCCATATTTGGCAACGTAGAAATACTGTTTTGCGAAACATTAGAAGGAAACAAAACAAGTCTTTTACCTGGTCCTCCTTTTGATGCTGTTTCAACGCGATGACCAGGAATTAGTTCTTTTACTCCTGGACGCGAGTCAGCGGTGAACTCTCGCTTTCTGTTGTCAGTATCCTCGTAAGCTTTCTTTCTTACTCCCGGGAACATGTCTGACAATGCTTTTGTTGCTACTCCAGCGTCTAACTTTTCAGATTTTACGGAAACAAGAACGGAAGATTTAAAAGCTGTTGCCCTTTCATCAATCGATTGACCGCAGCATTTTTGAGGAGCGACAAGACGCGAAGAGACAATTATTCTTTCTTTTTCAATGCTAATACCCGTCATGGCGGGCACCTCTATTACTTGTTGTCTTCGAGTGTTTCTTCGAGTAGCTGGAACTCAACGAGAGAAGCAAGGAAATGCGCATCATCTGTGTTTTCACTCTTTTCTTTAGATCCAGCTATCCAGTTTGCTGGAATCAAGCTTTCCATTTTGAGTGCTCTTGCACGCTTCATAATGTGCAACTTTGTCGCTTCTTTATCTTTGGCGCGCCCATATGCTTGAATTGCATTTCTCAAATCCGACTCGTTTACAATTGGGTAGGATCCATCAGAAAGTGCCATGCCATCTTTGGCCAGTTCCATTCGGCGTTCTTCAGAGAATGCTCTCTTGAGCGCAAGCTCTGCTGCCTCTGCTTCAATTTCTTCAGATTCATCTTGTTCGTATCTGTCGTAGCCGAGAATTTCTCCGTCTAGCGCAACAAAGACGTCATAAGATTTTCCGTCAAACCCTTCGATCTCAACAGCATATGAATCAAAACCCTCAAACGTGTCTGGTTCAACAGCTATAACTGTTCCATCAATCGCCTTAACAGCTATGTCTGCAGCTTCCGTGAAGTCAACAAGTTTGTAATTAATAAAGTCTGATTTTTGTTCGAACTCCGAAACGTCAAGCTTGTGAAAGCCCATGATCTCGGCATTTGTTCCATCTATGAAGACTTCTTTTACGCCACCATCTTTTGTCTGGACGTCGACCACAAACATGTCGGCAGCTGCGGAGTAACCAGAATCAATGACTGAACCCTGAAACATTTTTTCAGCCAATCCTTCGGCATGCAATATTCCTGGAAGGCCTTTTTCGGCAACACATCCACCAGGGCAGTCATCACAAACAGTCGAAGAACCGGCATAAGCTTTGCGCTCAATAACGCATACGTAGCCAAATGCGCCCATGTCTGAAGGTTTGATGCCCATGGACTTGATTCGAAGACGTCGAATATCTTCCCATTCCGGATCTGACGGCGAAAATGTTTTTTCACCCATCATCATTTCTTCGTCGTCTTCTTCTTCCTCTTCTTCTTCTTCTTCTTCTTCTTCTGCGGCCTCTTCTTCGTCTTCCATCATTTCTTCGTCTTCTAGATCGCCGTCTTCATCATCTTCCATATCAACATCGGCATTCGGCCCCATTGCTTTGCGCCGACGCGCACGACGAGGCATCATTTTTTCTTCTTCGTCGTCCATTTCTTCTTCGTCGTCCATGCCTTCTTCTGCTGGCATTATTTCTTTTCGGCTGCGGCTAGCACCGCGCATGATATTTTGTGGGCGGCCTCCACGGCCCATCATATTTTCTCCGCGCCCTTTTTCTTCTACTTCTTCTTCTTCTTCTTCCATTTCTTCTTCTTCGTCCATCATTGGGACGGCCATGCCCATGCCCTTTTTCTTCTTTTTAGGCATCATGCCATACATTTTTTCAGCCACTTCTTCTTCGTCTTCTTCTTCGTCTTCCATGGCGGCTTCGGGCATTGGCTTTTTAATTGGCTTCTTATCCATTGCCCCCATTGCTGCTTCCAATTCTTCTGGAGCCATTCCTGGTGGCAGAACGCCTTTTCCATCAACTTCGCTCAGCTCGTTGAGTGGCACCATTTTCATCTCTACTGGGATAGCTCCGCATTTGCCGCAGATCTCTGCGTCTTTGACGTATCCACACTCTGCTGGGGCAAGCGCCTTTGCACATTTGAGCACCATGCCCTCTGTGTTGATGCTTACAATTGCTTTTTCATCGTAGCTCATATGGCTCCTATTGTGTGGGTGAATGACCATCGGGACATTGACCTATAAACTGTGTGGCAAACTATAACGTATCACGTTCCGAGCCTTAAAATTAGCAACATTCAATGGCTTTAAGAAAAATAGTTTTTATCTTCCTTATTTGTTGATTATTTCTGGCGAGGTTTTTCTTTTTCCCTTACGTCCAGGAGCAGAAGGCTTGTACACCGTCGTGCCTTCCCTTAAGCGGGTCTGGGCATTCCTCAACTGCTCACCGCTGAAGATGTCTTCTATTGTGTGGTTTGTGCCAAATATTTTATTAAATTGATCAACGAATTCCTGCAATTCGGACCTCGAGAATCTAGGCACGTCGCCTAATCTTTTTGAAAAAGTCTTACCTCTTCTTTTTGCGGCAGCCTGCAGTACGGTCCCCATTTCCCTGCTATTGATAATAAATTGCCTACTTTGAACACTGTTAAGGCTTGAACCAGGGAATGACCTATCAATGAATTCTGTTAAAGCTTCATACACGTTGGCCTTGGATGCCAAAAGCTCCTCATCCAGCTTTTGGCCTGCCTTATTTACGCCGAATACATCGCGAGCATTCGGGATGACCCCAGTTCTGATCATTTCCGCAATATAGGCAATGGGTACTCCATCTTTTTTCCACTCTTTCACGGCGTCTTCACCAAGTCCAACGTCTACCTTCTTCACGTCGTCTGGATCAAGTTCGGCGTCTACCTTCTTCACGTCGTCTGGATCAAGTTCGGCGTCTAAATCCTCTCCAAAAGCTTTTTCCAGGATTGGCTTAAGTTGCTTCGGCCATTCATCTTCCGATATGCCGAGATGGTCAAGAAGTTGCGATAAAGTAAAATCTGCTCGCTGAACACGGCTACCCTTGCCTCTGCGGGCGTTGCTGGCAATATCAGGGGGAAGGGCCTCGAAAGCCTCGCCCATAGTTCCTTGATAGCTTAATTCTACCTCTGCCTCTGAGTCGTCCCTTGCGGCAGGAGAATTCTCGAACTTGCCTACGGCGTTGAATCGTCTTGCTCCGTCCTCCAGGTCATCAAACTCTTCCGCGGTAAGCATCTTCCCTGACCCATAGATCTCCTCCTCGGCGATCCCCCCTATAAAGTCTCCCCTGTCGTGCCAGTATGGATAAGCGTCTGCTCCAAATGTTTCGATAATAAAACGATCTCTCATGTTTGCACGGCCGGTATTTTCGACGAGTCTTTCTATGGCGTTCATGCCTTCTTCTTCGGCTTCCATATCGGATACTGGAGAAAACAATCTCCACCCGCTAAATTCTGGCTGACTACCAATTTCGGCCAATAGATACCTTACGGTGTCGTGCGTGAGCGCAGCCGTATCGCCCTTAAGCTTTGCTTCTTCCGTAACGTTAAGTCCAAGGAGTTTTGCTAGTTTCGGGATGGTAAGCGGCTCTGACTGGGTCCAATATACCCCCACTTTGGGAGTAGCCACGTCCACGACCTCCTCCCCTTGTAGCTCCGAAGTTATAGTTCCTCTGGATATATCTTCTTGCCTGCGCCATCCAGTAGGGATTCTGACGGTGTCAAGTAGTTTGCTTATCGAAAGCATCCATGAATCACCGGAAGGATCATTGTTTGCAAAATTGTCGGTTGTTTTACCGATCTTAACGACTCTTGATCCGTCGCTTTGCTTTCTTGCTCGCATCCTTTCTCCGACTTTTATGATGTTGTCATTAATTTTTTTTGCACGATCATTCTTCGATGTTGAATTTTGATCTGCTGGCATATCTAAGGCAATGCCTGTCTGATTGAAGGCGTTCCAGAATTGCATCGCATAACGAGTTACTCTGTCTCTATCTTGAGGGTCAATGCGCACATCTGTACGTATTCCTGCGAGCTCTAGGGCAGATAGGCGCTGCTGCATTCCTGCCCTATTCTCAAATCTGCTCACGCGTCTTCCGAACCTGCCCTCTGGAGTTCCAGTTATTTTTGAAGCCCTACTCGAACCTTTTGCTACATCAGGAGCTTCCTCGGATGTTTCCGAAGGTTCCGCACCTGAAGAGAATCCAGCATCAAAATCTTCATCAAAATCATCATCATCATCATCTTCAGCCTCGATCGTGCTTATTTCGTCAAGCTCGTCAAGCACATTGTCAGCGTCGTCCACAGTCAGGTCCTCGTCTGAAATCCCCCGCCCGTCATCTTCTCCCTCTGGAAACTGAGCGGCTGGGTCAAACATTGGACCATCGATAATTTCGCGTGCTCGTTCTCTCATTATGCGGACGGAAGCATCACGTAACGTTTCTTCCGAAACATTTGCGTCGGCAAATTCATCCATCACTTCTTTTCTTCGTTTGATGAACCCTTGTGTTGCTACGTCAGGTACGCCTATTCGTCTCATTTCAGCAATTAATTCATCATCCGGAAGACTCAGGACGCTTCTTCTTGAAGCGTTAAAATCGGTTAGGTCTTTCCCTTCCGCGGCATACTCTTCTATTTCTCTATACACTTTTGGCAATTTGTCGAGTGATAATTCACTCTCTCTGTCAAAATCTTCTGGCAAAATTTTACGTTCGACACCGTCGCGAATGAGGTCTGCAATTTCTTTACGCTTTTGACCTTCGGCAAAGTGCGCCATCCACATTCTCGGTGATAGTGATATCGCTCTCATAGCCCTAGTTACGACCACGTGTTGAAGATTCATTTCTTCTATCCAGCCCGGAGGTCCCGAACCGTTGCGCTTAGCTGCTTCAAGAATGTCTACGTTTAAGTCATCGTCAGGATCTGTAAAGTCATCAAGCACCAGAACAAATTTTCCTTCTTTGCCTTTTGCTGTTGTTCCAGTTTGTATGACGACATCACCACCGCGTTTTTTTGCACTTTTGCGAACAGCATCACCAATGAGGTTTATTATTCTTGTAGCTTCTTCTGGGTCATCTTTTGCATCTATGACGAATCCGTCATAATCTCTGCCCTTTGCGCGGCTCACCTTCGGGCCAACTCCGAAGCTCAGTCTCGTCCTCGACTGAAGCCCTAGGCGATCAAGTATCCCTAAAGTGTCGGACAGGTATGCTCCATCGAAGTTCCTTCCGGAAGTATCCGGGTACTTGTTCGGATCTGCATATACCGCCTGAGGTCTTCCAGTATCGACTCCGTCACCAGAAAGAATTAATTTTCCAGTCCATTTAAATTGTTTAGTTGCATAAAAAGTTTCACGTGGATCTGTGCCCGTGTTTGATCTGCCAGCTGTAGCTGTCATAACAAGTTTATTTCGCATTCTTCGAAAAGCGATTTTTTCTAGTTCTTCTACCGTTTCAGCTTCTCCAAACTCAGCAATTGTCTCAAACTTTGGGGTTCCGTCAGCCTTTGTCCACTTCGATGTGACTCTTAATCTTTCTCCAGGCTGATCTGGTATTTTTTCTACAATAACCTGAAAGTCATCTGGGTTAATAGCATCTTGGCCGTCTTTGAAATCATATTCAAGTTCAAAATAAACAGCATCCTTGGTTCCTTTTGCATCAGGCTGTACAACAAATATTTTTGTTGCGGCGTTAACATCTGATGATTTTGAACTCCTATCTGTACTTGACAGAATCTGACTAAGAGTTTTTTCTTCAAACTCCATCAAGCCTAGATCAAGGCTGTCCCTCATTGGCCTGATGCTAGAAGAACGGTGCGACTTTGTCCCATCCGCAAGCACTACTCCGCCACCCCTTAGGGAAACAAGCATCTGGCTTGCAAACATTGTCTGAGATCCGGCTGGTTGTCCGTCTACTGGTTGAAACAACAATTGATACAATGAATTTCCTGGAGATTTTGATTTTAATTTAAATCTTTCTCTTATTGTTGCCATATCCCAATAATCTCCGATTAAAGGTGATTTTTCTGGTTTTCTTCCAGGGTTTAAACCGGCTGCAGTTTTTTCAGCCCAGTCAATATGTTGAAAGAAATCAACAGCTTCTTGCCATGCTGACTGAGTTAACATTATTTGAGGTTTGTCTTTTGAACTTAAAGGCTTAACGAGTTGATCAAATTCATTTTGAGTTAGATTCTGGGAATCACGCAGTGTTTCTGGATTGTCGATTCTTCCGCCAAGGAAAACTGCACTTTCAAGGAATAAGTCTTTCCATGTTTGAACTGCTAAATGGACAGTTTGAACTTTTCCACGCGACAGAGCCATGTCTGGCAAATTACCAAAATAAACTTCTTCTTTTTCATCGACAACTCGAGTGCTTAAGGCTTTTGCAATTTTAGTTTTTGCGTCGTCTATTTCTTTTCTTAATTCAGTAAGCGCTTTTGCTCTTGCTTTTGGCGTCATTCCTGCAAAGTTTTCACCGTTTAAATATGAATCAAAACTAACTCCATAAAGTCGCTTAACAGTATCGTTAACGCTGTTTGCTGCACCAAAATCGCCAGCTTTAACAAATGAAAAAATATTTTCTATGTGTCGTTTAGCTGCCGTGTCAGCAGCCCCTTCAACGTATTTCCACTGCTCTGCAGTTAACGGTTTGCCTTCATCCAAGAGATCCTGAAGTAACTTATTTTCCCGACCAAGAATGAGCGTCGCCATGTACCCGAGAAGACTACCAAAGCGAAATGACTGTGTTAATTTCGGCACAAAATCGGGAGAAATTGACTGCATTATATTCTTTGAACCGTTGAAGCCAAGTATCTGCTGTCTGTCGTCGCCGACTGCTATTGTAGAAACTCTTTCTTTATTTCTGTTTAGTAATTCTTCCCAAACTTCATTAAGGTCTTGTGCTTCGTCGATCGCAAAAAGAGATATAGGTTTTTCTTTTGATGCGTATTGTTTTTTCAATTTGCCACGACTTCCATCGATAGAGACCACAACCCATGGTTCTCCTTCCGATTTGTCCCATTGACGTATAGACGAAATTCTTCCAGTTTGCGGATCTATTACTTCATCATAAAATTTATTATTTTTTCCATAATAGACAACATCGCCCCTGCGTATATTAAATTGTGCAGGTATTTTTTCATTCGCTAGGCTGTCTTTGCTTCCGTGCCCAAGAGCACCAGGATTTGTTGATAGATCCGGATCGGCGAGCAGTAGCAGTTTTGGCAACTGCCCCTGAGTTGGGAGCAACATGCCGTTTCCATCAACCAATTCATCTGCGGCTTTTTTGACATATGAAAGCCATTCATCCATCAGTTTATCTGGAACGTTTTGAAGTTGTTCATCGATTGCTTGTGTTTTTTTCTGTGCCTTTTTAGTTGAGAATCTGCCGGTCATCGTGTCAGTTTGCTCGCGGAAGCTTAGATTAAAAACATCTTTTGTGACTTCCGGGTTTGAAGACAATGACCACCTTCTGAATGCCATTGCAAGGTATTCGCCAAAAAAGTCTACTTCGATCCAATTATTCCCGTCAGGCATGGTAAAAGGGACATCATACACTTCAATATTTTTAGTTTTTGCCTTTTTGCCTTTTCCTCTTGTAACGCTTATTGTTCTTCTGGGAAGACTCACACCAGCTTTTTCGAGAAATGCAAGCATGTCCTTGCCAGTTTCCACGGTTGAATAGCCAAGATCTTTGTAGTTAGGCCTGTATCCAATGAATTGCATACTCTCTGAGTCATGCTGTCTTCTTGCTTGGTCATAACCATCCACAGTTATGGGTTGGTTTCTATTTTTAAACGATCTTCTTCTTGCATAGTCAGTTAGTAGTTCTATTTTTCTTCTCATCGACGGCGCATTTAATATTCTATTTTCCGGGCTGTCATTTTCTGCGATTCCTTGACGCAAGGACCAGTAAGCAAGCTGAGTAGTCGTTCCTATTCCTGTGTTCCCAGGAAATGATTCAGCTGCTTCTAGGCGGTTTTCTTTACCGAAAACCGTGTAGTAGATTGTCGGTTTATTATCTTCCGTTACTCCACGAGATTCTCCCAATTCCCTGATTGCTTGGATTAGGGTTTTTTCATCTGTGCTCTCTGGCCAAAAAACATCAACGTCTTCAAAACCTTTTGCTGGGTACTTAGCTGCAAGATAATTTGCTTTTTTTAGTAGCTGTTGCTTTCTAGTAACAGCATCTCCGGCAAATCTTTGTAGAATGTCATCAACGCTAAATTCAGCATTGATTGCTGCTGCGAGCATCTTCATTGTGGTTGTTTTACCGGAACCCGCTGCCGCATCAACTCCGATAACTAATTTTTCTTGACCGTATACAGCTGCTAATCCAAGATCAATAATGTCTCGCTGTTCATCCGTAGGAGGAACAAGAAGATTAAGAAGAGACTTAACGTCTGTTGAAGCAGGAGTTCTTCTTACGGGTCTTTTTTTCGATCCACTACGAGCATTTATTGGATTTCCGCCACTGGCGAATCTTCCGTCGAGCGTAAGCGCCCTGCCCTGAGAGTCGGACACAGAGGCAATATCGCCATACATACGCTCTTCTTTTGACTGAGAGCCATATTTTCTTCTGTCTTTTGAAGAAGAAAGGTCTGAAGTGTCAGTAACGTCGTCCTCTTTGTCGAGGAAGGGAATTCCACTGGAGAAACGTTTGTCGATGTTGTCCGCTCTATCAATAAGGTCAATGTCTCCCATTGGGCCGCTGATTGGTCTGCTTGTTGGTACTTTTGGTGAATCCTCATACCCTTCTAACATTGAAAGCGGAACGGTGTCTCTTGATGACTTTTTAGCTTTTCTTTCGTTATCCTCCATGCCCGATAGACGCCGCAATGTTTTGGATCTATTTAGCATCCAGTCAACGGCTTGCTGCGCTTGACCCATGGCAGTCTTGATAGCGTTTGGATCGTTTCTAATCTTTTCTGCCCAGAATTTTAGATATCCTATGTGATCTTCTCTAACCATGGGCGAAATGCCAAGCATTCCCAGCAAAAAGGAAGACCCAACTTCTGCTATGAGCTCCTCAAACGCGTACGCCGGTGACCCATATTTTGCAACTTGAGGTCTATTGTTCCGGCTTGGATGCCCAGTCCAGTGCGTCATTTCGTGCAATAGGGTTGAGTAATAACTTTCCGCATCATTAAACGTTTCGAACGGCGGCATATTTATGAAGTCGCCGTTTGGAGAGAAAAATGGCCCGCCAACATTTGACTCTCTTAATCTTGGATTTAATTCTTTAACTATCGCTTCTGCATTTTTAACACGAGCTTTTGGACTCAGGTTTTCCAGGTCGATTTCTGGCTTATACATTTCAGGAGGCAGACCATCAATATCCGCTACGTTATAGACTTCTTCAACTTTGTACTGACGTGGATCTGATCCAAGTATCGGAACTAAGATATTTACAGGACGAGCATTCGGCGATGCTTTCCCTTTAAATTTTTTCCATTGACTTATCCCTGCCCATTTATTGGTTTCGTAACCACGTGATACCGCTATGGAGTTTAACAACATACGGTTGGTCCCCTGGTAGGACCAGCTTTTTTGACCTTGGTTCTTCTTTGTTGGGTTTCGGGGGTTGTGCTCCCCTTCTCTCCATGGCATATTCCATTTGAATTTTTCTGGATTATTTACAGCTTCTTGAAGCATTTCAAGAATTTGTTTGCCAATTTGAGCGTAGTATTCATCGATTACGGCTCTGCCCTCAGCTGTTGCCGTATCTACTATGTCGCCAGGCTTTAGAGAATTATTACCGTCTCCTCCTGAAGAAAACTTTCCAGTAGAAGAAACTTGGTTAAAAAAGCCATCGAACTTAAACCGCTCATCTATGGTTTTGTCGCTTTCGCGTTTTCTTAGAAAATCCAAATAGTTTTTGTTTTTTGCCTGAGCCTGCTTCCTGGCCGCAGACATAGATCTACTTATCTCTTTTTTTGGTTTTGCTGTTACTATTTCCCGCGAACCACTGCCTAGCGGCCGAGCTTCTGTTCCCGCTACCGAGGAGCGCTCTGGGGCTTCAATTTTACCGGGGACTTTTGGATTATTGATTGAGCCTGGACCGTCTGGTGTTGGGTCGGGCTGCTCAAGAGAAGTACCACGAAGGAATATACCTTCGCCCACAATCCCATTGAGGTTGCGGTCAATAGCTGTCCTTGGATCAAAATTCTCAGCATTTGGGGTCGAGAAAAATCTACCTGCAGATCTTGCTCCCCCGATGCCGGGTTTATTATTGGCTCTACTTCCTATGGCTCTTCCGAGCCTGTAGGCGGATACCTTAAATTCTAGATCGTCACTGATTAAACTTTTTTTTTTTAAATTATCTAAAGCTGTATCGATAGCGTCAATCAACTCATAAGAAACACCATTTGTTATTACTATTCCTTCTGGGTCAACATACGTATCTACCTTATGGTAGTCAAATACTGGATCTAACGCTTGCTTTACGTGAAAAGCATAATCTGTGGATACTGGCAGGAAATACGGCTTTTCTGGTTCAAAAGAATCTTCAAACGTACCGAACTCGGCTAGATGTTTGAATTTCCGCTTTTTTCTTCTTTTTCTTTTTACTATTCCACGCAGTCCGGCAATAAACAGCTCTCCTGGATACTTGAACTCAAAGTCAGCAATATATTCGTTTTCGTTATCCTCTGTCTCGAATTCGTATTCTTTTTTGGCCATAAAGTCGCCTTTTACAACACCTGGTGGGATTATGGCAAAGCGACACTTCCCTTCAGGCTCTATTGCCATGTCGATAATCTGGCAGCTGTTGTCCTTGTTATAAAAAACGCAGTTTGAGCATTTAACCCCAATTCCAGCAACTGGATTTTGTGCAGCTGGTTTGTAGCCTGCCCAAATTCCATCAGAATCTTCGTTTATTTTTCCGTGACGCTTTACGATCTTTAGTAGTGCGTCTCTGAGGTCTGACTCTTCTTGATCCAGGTCATCGGCACTAATTGGCTTGCGGCTCTGCCCTTCGTACTGCACTGCTGGTAGGGGTACCACCGTCATTCCGTTTGGCCCTGGCTTTATGGCAATGGGAATCGATGGCATCTGGCTCGGACGAACAACCCTCTGAGGATCTACCGGAGGCAACCCGCCAACAGGCATAACTGGAGGTGAAGTTTGAGGCTTAGCAACGATCACTATTCTTTCTGGAGCGCCAAACATAAAGCGGCCATTGCCACCTCTGGAAAAATGACATTTATACTTTTCCATTGAATTTGACTGGTCTGTTCTGTTGAAGGAGACCATTCCGTTGTCTTCGTCAACTTCCGTCACAGAGACTTGATTTCCAAGAACTTTTTGCAATTCTATTTCTAGCTCATCGCTCATGGATGGACGTTGCTGAACCATAGGGCCGGAAGGGCTCTCGACGTCGTAAGTTCCTGGCATCCCTGCTTTTACCGAAATAGTGCCTGTTAGTTGATTTGCTCCGTGGAGAACTGGGCTAACTTCGTAGAGTTCAAGCTCGTAGATTACGTTTGCTTGAGATTTTTGGTCAAATTGAGCTCTAAGAGTTTTGTAGCCTATTGACCACTCTTGGTCTTCGCCAAAAAAAGCAACATTAGCGAATGCTTCTTTGCCCTTTTCTGAATTTAAATTAAACTGGACACGGGCAAAAAGTCCTCCTATGCCAGCCATTTTCATTTTCATTGGCAGTCTTGGATCGGTGGACGGAACTTCGTATATCTCTAGAACTTTGCCAATCGGGTCATTCCAGTTATGACCCCACACCACACGAGGCTTGCGCCGCATCAGGCTTTTGGTAAATGCTCCGCTCTGAACGATATCGCCAACAGAATCTTTGTTCCCTATTCCGGAAACGAAGCACTCGACCATGCCTTGAGCCTCGTCAAGATTCAGTACGCCGGATTTTCCGTTGACAACGGACGACATTGAACCAGCTTTATATTCAAAAGAATTTCCGGACATTTAAGCACCTTTTCTCGTCTAATGAGATGATAGGTTAAATTGCTAATCTGAAACGGAAAGTATTGTTATATTTTTTAAAGAAATAATATAAAGAAACTATACTGTTTGAGCAAAAAGCCAGACCGATCGAGCTTCTGATTCAGCTATCTCAAACTGATCATGAGCAAGAAGGTTGGCATACATCTCTCCAATTCCTTGCCTAAACGCTCTGAGTCTTTCTTCTTCGTTTGAAAAATCAAAAGACTTAATCATCAGATTGTATATTTCTGAAGATATATCGCTGTTAAGAGATTTTATTTTCATCAGGTGAGACTCGATAGTTTTTACAACATCAATTGTCGGAATGGACTTAACTTTAATCCCATTTTCTGATTTAAATTCTTTTCGTGAATCGAAAGAATCATTAATGATCGATGTGAGCACGGGCTTTATGTCGTCTTCCATCTGTCTATTCCAAACATCAACAGCCAGTACCTGCTCAATATCGAGAGTCCCAGCAGAAAGGGCTTTTTTGGCTTTTGCTCCAGAAGATTTCTCCATGACAACTCTTTGCTGACGCTCTAGCAGTCTTTCGATACTGCGAGCTAGTATCTCCGACCATCTCTCGATGGCTGTTTGACATTTTTCATCGTATGTCTCGCTGAGCGATTTTGTCTCGATGGAGGCTTGACGTTCCCCCGCTGTTGCCATTTGCTGCTGCGGCATCCCCTGCGTGATTGCTTCCGATGGGATTGTAGTCTGAGCCAAATCGCCAGCTGGAGGAGTTGCCTGCCCGGCCATGGATTCGGCGATTGCCCCTTGCATAGTGTTTGGATCGAGCGGAGGAGGTGCTCCTTCCATCCCTGGCTGTCCTGGCATACCTGGGGGCATCCCTGGCATACCTGGGGGCATACCTGGCATACCTGGGGGCTGTCCTGGCATACCTTGCTGCTCCCCCATCATCGCCTGATTTTCTTCCATTTTTTTCTTTGTGTTGGCAATTGGAATAAGATTTGGATTCATAAGCAAAGAGTCAGCGAGGTCTGCTTCTACTTCTTTTCTTGAAGAGCCGGTCCGGTATTCGTTTGCACTGATTAATCCAGTCTGAAATTCCTGGAGCAAATACCTGTCTCGCTCCTGCTTGTAGAGCATTAGGATTGGAACTTCGGAGGTGTCGAAGTCTAAATAGTACTTATCGTCTAACTCGTCTAGCCCCCGAGCGAGTGGCTCTAAATGTGGAAGCATTGTTTCCATCCAGAAAACACGGATTTCTTCTGCGGCATTGCTAAAAGTACGACCGGACGCATTTCCGATAACAGACTCAGGAACTCCGAAAGCTGAAAGAATTTCTTCTTTTGTTATTTGTCGCATTTGTATGTATGCGGCGTCTCTGGGACTTGCAGATGTGTCGACAAAATCAACACCATCGTCTGATGAGATTACGGTTGTGTGACCGGCTTTAGACAAGTTTCCCCTAAATCTATTACGTAGCTCTTCTTTGTCATCGTCATCTATTTCTCCTCTTACTACGAGAAGACCGCCAGGTCTTCCATCGTTAAGTAAATAGTTCCTATTGTAAAGTTTTGCTAAGTTTTCTATTTCTATTGCCACCCCAGAAGCTTCAAGTGGAGTCAGTGAAAGATAAGGGTCAAGGGGGTGAGGTCTACGAATCCAGCAGACGTCGTCTGGCTTCATAATAACCTTGTCTCCGGTTGGCATCATGACTTCATAGCCTGAAACAAAAGTTTTTGGGTGAGGAATCGGAGATGTGGATTGTGGCGGAAGAAGGTTTAGGGCGACAATTCCTCCATCGCGGCCACGAATTTTCTCTATAAACGCTCCTCGCGTTCCGAGAAGAAGCTGAGCTGAAAGCCTGTATCTGAAAATAAAAGAGTTTTCGCCTATGTTTGATTTTGTGTTCAGAAGCTCAAGGAGGGTTGATCTTTTGGCTTCTCTGCCAACAACCAGTTCACCCATATTGGAGTTATCTTTACGCAAAACTATAGGTAGTCGCGCTTGGTTTCCTGCGATCGCATCAATGCATCGATTAACCCAGGTTATCTTAGACATTCCCTCGCGGTATGCGCGCTCTATGTCCCACGAGTCCCTGTATGGCTTTCCTGCAAATGAGGGATTCATCGAAACGGGAGCGCCGTATACACCTAACTCTTTAGAGCTAGTGCTTTTAATTGATTTGTTTTGTGGTGTATTCCAGCCCATAATTTTATTTACTCAAGCCCCAAGATGAATCCAAAAAGTCCGCAACCTATACCCGCAACCACTATTCCAGCCGGTGGGAATATTAAGCCAACACCAATACTAGTAAGTATTATAAATGACAACATAAATACATAAGCGAAGGTAGTGCGATTTAGCTTTATTCTTTGCTGAATCGCTAATCGCCAATTATTCTGTCGTTGTTTCTTTTTTTTGTCCTGCACTGGCATATAACATACAGTAGCGCACAATTTTGTCGCAGGAACAACTAAAGGTCTTTTACAATGGATAATAAACCCAATTGGGCGGAGGTCCTCGAATACCTTCAACCTAAGGAACCTCCATTTTGCCCCGAGGAACCCTCTATTAACCAAAAAGTATTTCTTCGCACGAACGCTCTAGAAGCGTTGTTCGGGGGAGCGGCTGGCGGTGGAAAAAGTTCAGCATTGCTAATGGCAGCATTGCAGTACGTTGACGTACCTGGATATTCTGCACTTCTTTGCCGTCGTACATTTGCCGACTTATCGCTCCCTGGAGCATTGATGGACCGTTTTAAGTCATGGATGAGCAACTATGACGATATCCATTGGAATAACAACACTTTTATTGCTACGTTTCCATCGGGAGCAAGAATATCCTTCGGTTACCTCAATAATGTCAACGATTATCTTAGATATAAGGGTTCGGAATTTCAGTTCATAGGGATGGACGAAGTTACGGAAATACGTGAATCTGACTACAGGTATTTGTTTTCTCGCCTCCGTCGCCCAGCTAACGGTCCAGTTTCGCAAGTCCCACTAAGAATGCGATGTGCGTCAAACCCTGCTCCAAACTGGGTGCGTCAAAGATTTATAGTTGAAGGAAAAGAAACAAATAGAATTTTTGTACCCTCTACGCTGAAGGACAACCCAGGAATTGACGCCGACTCGTACAGGCAGTCATTGTCCGCACTCGACCCCGTTGAGCGGCGAAGACTGGAAGAAGGAGACTGGTGGTCTACGACTCTTGGCACAATGTTTGACAGAACATCATTTGAGATAATAGACCCAATTGACATCCCGATAATAACCAGCGCAGCAAGAGTGGTTCGTTTTTGGGACCTTGCAGCTACGGAACCAAGTGCCTCAAACCCTGACCCAGACTGGACTGTCGGCACTTTAATGCTTTTCAATGGCGGCGTAGCTTATGTTTTGGACGTAAGGAGAGCAAGAGTTCGGGGAGAAAAAGTAGAACAATTAATTTCTCAGACATCAATAGAAGATGGGCATGGGGTAGCGATACGCATGGAACAAGAACCAGGCTCCTCCGGAAAAGCATTGCTGGATCAATACGCTAGATACGTAGTTCCTGGCTACGATTTCGGCGCTGTACGCGCTACGGGGGACAAAGTGACCCGCGCTAGACCATTCGCTGCAGCGGTAGCCAATGGAAACGTTCGGTTAGTTCGAGGTCCGTGGATAACTGGATGGCTTGATGAATTTGCCTCTTTCCCGGAAGCCTGCGACCACGACGACCAAGTCGACTCGGCTGTTGGAGCATTTACTCATTTAACGGGCCTTGGGTTGCCACAGAGAAAACGAGCATCTATACTCATCTAGCAAATAACTAAACAAAAGGGGTATTAATGCTAGATAAAATAAAAACTTTACAAAAAGAGCTTGTAAATCTCGACAATGAACTTCAAGATTTTCTGAAAACAGCAACAACGCCAGAAGAAGCTTGCTTAATTTTGTCAGAGATTAATTTTCTTAAACGTGATCTTTCCATTGTCTACGATGGGTACTGCGCCGGAGTGCTTCAACTTATGGGAGAGAGCGACGGCTATACGCTTGAGAACGGTGCGGAGATTGAAAGAAAATCAGGCTACGACAGAAAAGCTTGGAAACACAAGGATCTCGGCGCTGAAGTTGTCGATAAACTAATCTCCATGTCTGTTGACATGGACACTGGGGAAGTGACAAAATCTACCAGACAAATAGCATTAGAAATTCTCGACTACTGCGCCCCCTCGTACTGGAGGATTAAAGAATTGGGCAAAATTGGCGTGAACCCAGACAACTACTGTGAAGTAGGCGAGCTCAAAACCAGTCTCATCGTTCGTAAATCAAAAAACTAGAAACAGAACAAGGAAAATAAAAATGGAAATTAATGTAACTGAAATGTCCGCTGCCCTTAGTGCTCAATTTCCTCAGGAAATGGAACGAGTTATTGTAAAAAGCGGGGTCGAACTAATTTACCTCCCTATCAGCGAAGTTATTAACAGACTAAACAAAGTAATCGGTGTTGATAATTGGTCCTTTCAAGTCATCTCGGTTGAGCGTGACTCCGTAGACCAAGACGAGATCATCGCCCACGTCAGCTTGACAGCGGTTATTGATAATAAAAAAGTTGTTAAACATGGCGTTGGTGGACAGCAGGTAAAACGTTCCAAGAAAGATGGTCGAGTAATTGACTTGGGGAATGACTTCAAGGGTGCCGTATCGGATGCGCAAAAAAAAGCAGCGCAACAACTAGGAATTGGGCTATATCTAGCTCGTTCTGCTGACGCCCTTGATGCGGAAGAAGCAATAGAAGCCCACGTCGCCCCTGAGATCTCTAGCTCTAAACCAGTCTCGTCAGAAGTTGACGAAAGATGGGAAGCATTTGTCGAGATCGTTGGTGGGTTGACAAAAGAACAAAAAGATCAGCTCAACACATTTTGGGCAGAACATGCAGGGGGCCGCGCAAAGCCAACCAAGGCAAGTGCCACTCTGGAAGATCTTGAACCACTTACCGTAGAAGCACTTCGTCTTCGTTTTGGTGGTTCTTATGTCAACAATGCGACTAGCAGCCCTGCATGAGCGATAAAGAACTCATAGCTCCAGAATATTTATCACCATCCTCTGTCTCAACATTTAATCAATGTCCACTTAAGTTCAAATACAGTAAAATCGATGGCCTTCAGGACTCCGGAACAGAAGCAACAATGCTTGGTAACTTCGTTCATGAAGTTCTTGAAGCAATGTACGGGTTGGCTCCTGATTTAAGAACACAAGAAACTGCAAAGGTTCTTGCTCGGGAGTTGTGGGCTTCAAAATGGAGCGACGAAATATCAACCTTAATTCACGACGAAAAGAATCTAAATCGCTTCCGCTGGACCGCATGGTGGTGTATCGAAAATCTTTGGCGCTTAGAGGATCCAGCCTTAGTTATTCCCCACTCTGTTGAATCTCACGTTAGAGGAGAGATTGGCGGAGTAAAAATACACGGCTTCATAGATCGTCTCGCTTTTGAAAACGACACAGCAACCGTAACTGACTACAAAACTGGCAAGACCCCTCGCAAAGGGGATCTAAATGACAGATTTTTTCAGCTAATAATTTACACACAGCTACTTGAAAGCGTTGACATATTTGCTGCAAATAATTTAGTAGAGCTACTTTATCTCAAAGATGGGATCCGCTTCCAAAAAGAGATAAATAAAGAAGATATAAATCAGATTACCGAAAAGCTTCAGTCCACTAGGGTTGGCATTGAAGAAAGATGCAAGGCTGGGTACTTTGAGCCTTCAACTTCATTTTTGTGCAATTGGTGTGGATTCAAGCCTATCTGCCCAGCCTGGAAACGATAAAAATGCAACAACAAGAAAGATTCAAAATGAAAGTAAATGACGACGCCTTTGCTCGCATGGTTGCCGAAGAAGTAAAAAATAAACTTTCCCCTCTCCATAAAAGCGAATTAATGAAAGAGGAGAACTGGCATTTGTGGCAAGCAGCGCTTATTGCTCTTTCTGAAAACCTTCAAAGTCAAATCTTAACCATTGAATCAGATGCTGAGTCAGATGAAAAAAGGTACTCCTCCCTTGGGGTTGGCGGTAAAAAACTTTCACATCAGGCCGCCTCTTACTACGGCGACAAAGCAACGCGAATCAAAAGATTCAAGTTTCACGTCGACAAACGATTAGATGAAGTATCTTTAATGATTGAAACTGGTCAGGAGATGGAATCAGACGGCTGGGAAAAAGTAGATTTTTTTAGGCGAGCCATAACTAAGCATAGGAGCATGCTTAGGGAGTACGACATGGAAGATACGGCCATAGATAGATCCCTATGGGCTACACTTGACTACAAGTGGACGTTTGACGCTATTACTGAAGAAGATCTTTAATAATATTTATTATTATTTATAAATCAAATTTGCGTTCACTTTTAGCAATGGAGATTTATTGTGATCAGACGGAACAAACCACTTAAAAATAAAACCGGCCTAAAACGTCAACAGACCCCAATTGCAAAACGTTCAAAAAAAACTGAAGAAAAATATCTTGAACGTCGCCCTTTTGTTGAGAGAATTCTTAAGGAAAGGCCACTTTGTGAAGCCTGCAAAGTTTTTGCAAAACATGATGATAAATCTATATACAATCATCATATGAGCAAAGACGTACACGAAATTATTCGTCGGTCGCAGGGGGGCTCAATCTTGGATGACGATAATGTTCTTGCTGTGTGCAGGCCATGTCACGTCAGAATAGGCAATTATCCTCAGCTTGCGTTTGACCTTGGATTGGCAAAGCATGGGTGGGAAAAATAATTAGCAGAACTATTACTCTTTTCTGTAAAATGTTTTAACCTAAAATCTTCTTAGGTACCTAATTCAGCGATAACTTTCGAGAATAGAAAGGTCAGGTGGTCCAATGTCTAGTGGTCTTATCCACGGCAAGGAAGCTGGAGTCGCGTCGAACTCATAGTCACAGTCGACTAACGCCCACAACCGCTGGCTCGCTCTGCAGGCCCCAGCGGTTGTTTGCTGTCTAGGAATAAAAATTGTTCTAACATATAGTTCTGGGCGCAACCAAAACCTTAGGATCGTTACAGATGCAGAAGCCGGGAGATTAATTTCTTCCGGCTTCTGCATATAGTAGGATCGATTTTATGAACGTAATGGGGCTAGACCTTTCCTTGACATCGACAGGATGTTCCATAAACTCAAGAACATGTGTGGTTGGCACTAAAACAAAAAGTGCCGAAAGACTGTCCGTTATTTCTAAGTTAATATTAAATTTGGCACTAGATAATTCAGTCGATGTTGCAATAATAGAGGGATACTCATTTGCCTCTCGCAACAGTCAAGCTCACAGTATCGGGGAACTCGGCGGAGCAGTAAGGATGAGGCTATGGGAAAACGGTATTCCCTTTATAAATGTCCCCCCAACATGCAGAGCTAAGTTTGCTACAGGAAAAGGAAATGCCGGAAAGAACGAAGTTATTTCAGCTATTTCTGCAAGGACAGGAATAGTCTGGTCAGGAGCGGGGGCAGACGACATGTGCGACGCCTGGATACTTGAGCAAATGGCTAAACAATTTCTCAATGAATCCTCTTTTAGTTGGCCAAAAGTAAATATTGAATCTTTAGAAAAAATTGATTGGTCTCCGCTGGTAGGATTACCTAAAATAAAAAAGAAAAAAGGTTTTGATGCGCAACTCCCCGATTAGCCAAGTCGATATTGAAAATGAAATTTTACGTCTTTTGGATAGGCTTGAAAAAGAAACAGAGTCTTTTGAGTCACTTTCTGTTGACTCATCAAAAAAAGAAGCACACTACAAATCTAATTGGGCAAAAGAATATCTTGGGGCAAATGGAGCTATAAAGCAAAGAGAAGCATGGGCGGATTATAAGTTGGAACAAGATTATTATGAATATAAAATTGCCGAGGCTTTAGTTAAATCAAAAAGAGAAGTGCTTCTAAGCTTACGGTCATCAATTGACGCAATGAGAACACTAAATGCGAATGTAAGGGTCCAAGTATGAAATTTATAAAAAGAAATAAATCACTATTCCCAGAAAAACTAACAACGCATTGGGATTCCTTGCCTCATAAAAGATATTCAAGCATGAACGACGATGATCTTTGTCCTTGGAACCTGAGCCCAAAAACAATTGACGAGTTTGTGTTGGCATGTGATCAACGAAATGAGTGGCACAAGAATAATGCTGGAGATCCTCGTTACTCCTGGTGGTCATGTCTATTGACCCACGATCTAATGGAAGACATCGCAAGAACGTTAAAGGAAATTAAAGATGAACAACATTCATAATTCTCTACAGCACTTGGCGGTTGACATATTGGACCTAATTCCACTTGAGGACAATCCCAGAAAGGGAAATGTTGACGCGATAGCATCTTCTTATCTTGAGTTTGGGCAGATTAAGCCTATTGTAATTCGACCAAACGATGACGGAACTGCAACAATCATTGCCGGAAACCACCAAGTCCAAGCAGCAAAGAAATTGGGATGGGATAAAATTGCTGCGGTTCCTTACGAAGTGGATAATCTTCGGGCGATCGCATTCGCAATTGCTGACAACAGGACGATGGAACTTGGTTACACAGAGCCAGATCTGCTTAATAACGTTATTTTGGAGATTGGAGATTACTATCCTGAGCTGATTGAGGGCTTAGGATGGGATGAATTTGAATTTGCCGAACTAGAACAAAAATCAATTCGAGAAGAAAATCAAGTGATTAGTTCAGGAAACTCCTACACTTCGCCTTCACTACAAACTCCCGCCAGCGATTTCGGAAACGGATTTGGAAACGGATTTGGAAGCCGCGAAGAAGAAGAAGAGCCACGTGCCCTACGAGAGTCTCCACGAATAGACATGAATGCAATTTCGATGACAAAAGACAGAGACGGCAAAACTGAATTAAACGTGAGGTCTGGAGTTAATCAAGACGATGCAGTCGTGAGGGGATCAACAACCGTTTCTCCTTCATCCGCACCTCAGGCAGTTGTCCAGTACACAATAGTTTTTGATACTCATCAACAGCAGGCAAGGTGGTATGAATTTATAAAATGGCTTCGATCTGACCCCGCAGTTGCTGGAACCACAACAGCAGAGCGAATAATAGACTTCATCGATCAGCACATCGAGCTATGACGCGTCAACGCCTATTCCTTGACATGTCGTGTGTTGACGCAGCACGTCAAAGAATAAGGCACGTTTACGACACTTTTGATACTGTTTGTGTCCAGTTTTCTGGAGGCAAGGACTCGACGGCCGTCTTGCACTTAGCGCGAGAAGTTCATGAGGAAAGAGGCCTAGGTCCAGTAAAAGTAATATTTCGTGACGAAGAAATGGTCAGCCCAACGGTGATCGACTACGTTGAGCGAGTCAGAAACTATCCCTGGGTTGATATGGAATGGTATTGCTTGCCATACCCTGCGGAAATATGGGTTCTTGGCAGAAGGCTAACAACTCTTTTGTGGAGTCAGGAAAGATATGAGCAAGGCCGTTGGGTTAGAGAGATGCCATCATGGGCTATAAGCGGTAAGAACTTTGGCCTATCTCACAATACATCACTCCCTGAGCAGACCGACTATTACACCATGCAGGGAAAAAAGGGGAATGTTGCATTTCTTACTGGCGTGCGCGCAAGTGAGTCAATGGTTCGCTACAGGTCGGTTGTCCAAAAACTTCACGAAAACTATATAAACATTCCTTATAGGTTGAAAAAGGGTATTCCGTTAAAGTTTGCAAAAGTTATTTATGACTGGAATACAAATGATGTATTCAAGTACATAGCCGAAGAGTGCGGAGCCGAATATTGCGAATACTATGATTTAGCAGTACTAACTGGCAGCAACAACCGCATCGGTATTCCGCTGCACGCAACCGCCATCCGTAGAATCGGCGACGTAGTAGCAACTGAGCCTGAATTTTATGACCGACTATTTGAATGTTTTCCATATATCGATGCGCAGCGTAGACTATGGCCAGAATTTAATGTCGAAAAATTAATCTCTAGCTATTCAGCAGATGGATTCGATGGAGCGTCAAGGTTTATTGACGAGTACCTCATAGGGGATCGACGAAAAATGGAAGCCAAAG